TTGTTGCTCCTGGTGGTTACGCTTCAAAGTGAGCGCATGAGTAGTATATTAGATTACGGGAATCAGTATGTCAACTACCGTTCGTCGGTTAGAATCTACCGCTCATCGCCGGCACAACAGCATGAGCCGCATCAATAGGACTGCCGAGCAGTATCAATCCCGCGCATGATCATTGACGAACGCTGGATAAACAGATAGCATTGCGCCCGAACTCGCGCGGAGGTCGCAACTGTAAACCCACAGTTGCAAAACCGCCGCAGGCGCAATCTTGGGGATAGCCCATGGCACGCACAGTCGGCGCTCTAACCGTAAGCCCCGAACGCAAGGCCCAAATCATCGCGGCAGCACTGCCACGAATCGCGCAAGGCGAACCAACCGCTTCAATTGGCGCCGACTACGGCATCAAAGGCGCAACCCTTCGCCTGTGGCTCGTAAGCGATGCCAGCGCCGATGCAGATCAAGCTCGATCAACATTCCTGTCAGAGCAGCTGTTAGAGGCGATTGAGGCTATAGACTCCTCGCAAGATACAATTGCACTCGCGCGTGCACGCGAACAGTTCCGCGCTTGGTCGTTCCTCGCTGAACGCCGCGCTCCTGCATTGTTCGGCCAGCGCCAGGAAGTGCACCACACGCACGATATCAGCGACGATCTCCGCGCCATCAGTGAACGTCGCAGGCTCGCATCCAGGCAGCCAATCGACGTAACGCCTACAACATCTAGTAGCGATGCAAGCCAGGATCGCACCGAATAGGCTAAGTCATTGATTGCACTCGTTATTGCGATGCACCAATATTTAACGTAATGGGTATTCTGTACCGATTGATGTGATACGGGCGATCCTACGGAGTGCTACAGCATGGCCAGTGCGACGATAAGGGGGGAGGGTAAGGAATCCATTATTCAGCGCTGGCGGGAAGAAAACATCGGCGGTTCCATGCGAGCAAGCCGGAGTCCGGGGTATCTTCACATCTCTCCCGCTAAATTTTTTTTTTTGCAACTATCCAATGCCTGATACCGCATTGCAACATATTGACCAATGGGGAACGTCGCTCGATTTGTTGGTTTGACCCGATCAATGAGACGTGACAGCGGGAGAGACTGCGTGTTATGCTGAGTGTTCTACCAAGACGAATGCGGATTGGTGCGGCATTGATCAAGCTGTTAAATGCACACGCAGGCAGCCAGCCCGCAGCCGTGTTGGTGAGAACTGAATCTGTAACGGGTAGCCGCCAAAGAACCTTTCAGAGGGCGCGGCCTAAGTCGCACGTAGCAGCCGACCAACATTGTGTTGCTCTCCTCCAGCGCAAAGCTGGTTAGCCCCGGCTGCGGATTCGCGTCGGGGTTTTTTTTGGGGTGGTGATGAACGCGTTACCGCAATACAAGCATGAGTCCGGGGCATTAGGTTGGCTTGTTGGCAGCATCGTAAAAGGGCGGGAGTTGTGTACGCTATTGCTATGGATTGCGGGATCTAGGGCTAATCCTGTGTTGAAGCAATACCCGGCTAACCAATGTCAGCGGATGGATTGATGGCGATACCGCGTGAGTTGCTGGAGCAGTGGTACGACAATCCGTTGCAGTTTGCGGAGGATGTTTGGCCTGGGGCGGTGAATAAGCAGGATGCTTGGGCTGACAAGGCGAGTATGGCGGTGGTGAATGGGGATCGGGTTGCGATACGGTCGGGTCACGGGGTTGGAAAGACGGCTTGGTTGGCCCGGACGATACTTTGGTGGGGGATGACGCGGTTTCCGTGGAAGGTTGGGTGTACCGCGCCGTCCAGCAGTCAGATGTACGATGCGCTGTGGAGTGAGATTGCGATTTGGTTGCAGAAGATGCCTCCGGGGATGAGGTCTTTATTCGAGTGGAAGCAGGAGAGTGTGTGTTGGGCAGCGCATCCGAATATCTCGTTTGCGGTAGCCAAGACAGCCAGGCGGGAGAGTCCCGAGGCGTTGGCGGGGTTGCACAGCGAGCACATGCTGTTTGTCATCGATGAAGCGTCGGGTGTGGATGACGCGATATTCGAGACTGCGCGTGGTGCGATGAGTACCCACGGCGCCAAGACGATCATGACCGGCAACCCTACGCGGTTGTCAGGTTACTTTTTCGATGCGTTCCACAAGAACCGGGAATGGTGGTCGATTCACAAGGTGTCATACCTTGATAGCTCGCGCACGAATCATGCCGAGATTGAGAAGTGGAAGGATGAATGGGGCGAGGACTCGAATTTCTTCCGGGTACGGGCTTTAGGGGAGTTTCCGACTGCCGAGGATGATGTGATTATCCCGCTGTACATGGTGGAAAGTGCCGTGGACCGAGATATTCAGCAGATCGAGAGCGAGGAGATTTGGGGGTTGGATGTGAGTCGGGGCGGGGTGGATTATTGCGCTTTAGCGAAAAGGCGTGGTAATGTGATGCCTGAGCCGGTGAAAGTGTGGAAATCCGACGATGCGATGGTTTCAGCGGGGAAGGTGGTAGCGGAGTATCATTCAGCGGTCAGGAAACCGATGATGATCTGCGTTGACAGTATTGGGTTAGGTGGTCCGGTTGCAGATAGGTTGGCGGAACAGGGTTTGCCGATCATGTGCGTGAATGTGAGTGAGAGCCATTCAAGTAATGATCGATACCTGCGGATGAGGGATGAGATGTGGGAGCGGGCGCGGGACTGGTTTTACAAGCGCGACTGCAAGATTGTGCGGGATGACGCCTTCATGGGCGAAATTAGTCTGGTGAAGTGGAAACCGACGAGTAACGGCAAAATGAAGGTCGTGACGAAAGCGGAAATGAAAGCGGATATGGGGAAAAGCCCCGATCGCTCCGAAGCGTTTTGCTTTACCTTCATGGCCAGCCACGGCATCACCAAGAAGCCGAAAGCACTGGTTTACCCGAATCGGGGATACGTGTAGGAGGTTGTATGATTTTCGGAAGCGGAAAGATGAAGTCGGGCACTGATGCGTTTGTCATGGCGGCAGGCAAGAAGGCCGGGAACCTGAAAGCCCCGAAGCCGAAAGCCCCGCCGCCCAAGATGGCGAAAAAGAAGTGAGCGATTTTGGTAGTATGCAGCAGCGCATCGCGGAATTGGAGCGCGAGAACGCAGCCTTGCGGGAAGCAATACAAAAGCGCGATACGGTTCAGAATCAACTTGTGGACAACGCGAAGATGATTGCCAAACCAGTAAGGCCGAAGAAGCAATGAGCATCGCAAGCGATGTGCTGTTGAAGGAAACAGTCGCTAGGGTGGAAGCCCTTGAGCGCCAACTGCTGGAATTGAAGGCCAATCTGCTAAACCAGAAGCCCGCTGAAACTGACCAACGCGGGGTTTATGGTGGGCAAAAAAAGTTTGGCCGTCAGCAATGACGAACTAGCTGCGATTGTTGACCGAGAGGTCGCGCAATCCATCGGAAGTTGGGACAGCGAGTTATCCAGCGAAAGGAAGCTGGAGCTTGACTATTACAACTCCAAGCCCTTCGGCAACGAAGTCGAAGGCGAATCCCAAGTCGTTTCGAGCGATGTCTCGGACACGGTTGAGGGGCTACTGCCAAGCCTGCTGAAAATCTTCACCGCGTCCGATGATGCGGTGCGCTTCGACCCGCGCGGCCCGGAAGATGAAGAAGGCGCCGCGCAACAGACCGAAACCGTCAATTACGTCTTCTACCAGCAGAACAACGGGTTTCTGGTGTTGTATGAGTGGTTCAAGGACGCCTTGATCCAGAAAAACGGGGTGGTCAAGTACTATTGGGAAGAAAAGATCGAGTGGATACCGGAAAAGTACCGAGGTCTGACCGAAGGCCAGTACATGACCCTGATGAAAGGGGATGGCGACCCCGAAAGCATCGAGGAAATCGAGCACGAAACCTACGATGATCCGGTTGCGGCCGAACAAATGGCCGCGATGCAGCAGAAAATGGCGCAATTGCCGCCCGAAGCAATGCAGAACCCGCAGATTGCGCAGCAGGTTCAGCAATTGCAGATGATGATGAGCCAGCCTGTACCGCAACTGCACGATGTATCCGTGAAAGTGCGCAAGGACAAGTCAAAAGTCTGCGTTGAGGCCATCCCGCCCGAGGAATTCGGCGTTTCCTCGAAGCACAAATGCGTGAGCCTGCAAGATGCGCCGTTCGTGTATCACCGCACGAAAATGACCCTATCCGACCTGCGAAGCGCCGGATACGACGAAAGACTGATTGCTGAAATCGGCTCGGGCAATACCGGCAACAGCAGCGAGGATCTGAACGCCGAAGCCCTTGCCCGCGATCGCTTCTACGACCAGTTTCGCACCAGTTCAGACGCCGACCCGTCGATGCGCGAGGTTTGGGTAACGGACGCCTATATCCGGCTGGATATGGACGGTGACGGCGTTGCAGAGCTTCGGCATGTGGTGTTGGGTGGAACGGTGGTGCTGGAAAACGAGGAATGCGACCACATCCCGTTTGCCGCCATCACGCCGATCATCATGCCGCACAGGTTCGTCGGTCGGTCGTTGGCAGAGTTGATCATGGATATCCAACTGATCAAATCGACCATCTGGCGGCAGATGCTCAATAACCTGTACCTGACCAACAACCCGCGCAAGGTGGTGCTTTCCAGTGCGTCGGGCATCGTGCAGGCGAATCTCGATGACCTGATGAACTCCGCGCCAGGCGGGATTGTGCGCGAGTTTGTGCCGAACGCGGTACGGGACATGGTAGTGCCTTTCGTTGCTGGCGCGTCTTTCCCCATGCTGGAATACATGGACGGCATGAAGGAAAACCGTACCGGGCAGAGTCGCTACAACCAGGGCACGGACGCCGACAGCCTCAACAAGACCGCAAGGGGAATCTCCCTGATCCAGCAGGCCGGCCAGCAGCGGCAAGACCTGATCGCCCGCATCTTCGCGGAAACGGGTGTGAAAGACCTGATGCGCGGCATCAAGTACATGCTCTCGAAGTACTCAACCCGCCCGATGACCATCCGCCTGCGTAACAAGTGGGTAGACGTTGACCCGAGGGAATGGCGCACCGAGTACGACATGACCTGTTCGGTAGGTCTTGGAACGGGCAACAAGGATGCCCAATTAGCGCACTTGCAGACCATGCACATGCAGCAGGTGGAACTGATGAAAACCGGGCGCGGCTACATGGTGACGGATGAAAACGTCTACAACCTGGGCAAGCGCATGGCCGAGAACATGGGTTTCAAGCATCCCGAGTTGTTCATCAGCGACCCGGCAAGCGTGCAGAAACCGCAACCGCAAATGCCGCCTGAAGTGATGAAACTGCAACTGGACGCGAAGGAAAGTGAAGCCAAACTGAACCAGGCCGCGCAAATGCGCCAGTTCGACGCGCAGACCAACAAAGCCTTGGAAGAAATGCGCCAACAAACGCAGATCACCATCACGCAGATTCAGGAACAGGGCAAGAAGGAACTGGAGCTCATGCGCCAGGATCACGCCGCGAAGATGGCTGTTTTTGAGTCGAACGGGCAGAACGGCGAGCAAGGAAAAGCGCTGGAAATGAAAGCCATGCAGCTTGAGCAGGATGAGCAGATGCTTGCCTTGAAAAAGCAGGTTGACGCGATGGAAGAACACTACCGCAAGCAGTTGGCCGCGATCAGCGAAGCCTCAAAACAGGAGGTTGAAGTCGAGCGCAACGAGCAGAAGGATTCGCTCAAGATCATCCCGCAACTCGATGGTGCCTTGAAGATGCTCGCCAAAGGGTTGATGGACATGCAGAAGATGATGGGCGAGCAAGTGCAGATGGCGCGCGAAACGATGGAACTGATGAAAAAGCCGAAATCCGTTTCGATTGGAGCGGTGGAAAAAGACGCGCAAGGCAACATCATCGGCGCAAAAGTAACGCATCACTAAAGGACTGACATGACCCCACAACAGCAAGCAACACTCAGGGCCGCGATCCTGGCCACGCCCGCGCTCAATGCGCTGATCA